ATCAAGCAACAAGACAAGTTGAAAATCGCAGGTAAAGCGCCTCAGACTATTCAGATTCGTGGAGACAAGGAGCTGTTTGCGTTAGGTCCTTGGGGTCGTTACTTGGCGTCCCAGATCGTTCGTCATTGTCCCAAACATGTTTTCATTAACATGAAAAAGACTTATCAAGAAATGTCTGATTGGGTTATGATGAATGATCCTGGCGGGTTTTATTACGCCAGTGACGGCACCGCGTATGAGCAGAGTGTTCAAGGCTGGGGTGTTCGTGTGACTGAGAGTTTGTTACACTACTTCGGCGCACCTCAAGAGGTGATAGAATTGTACCAAAAGAGCAAGCTGGAAAACACAGCCAATGGTAAAGAGATTGGCGTTTCCACTATGTCCGGGGAAATTCTGACTTTCCTGACAAACACAATGACGAGAATTGCGCGAAAAGCTTTCCAGTTGAACCTAAGTTCTAAGGATCCTGGAATGTGGGGTGGAGACGACTTACTTTTGTTCAGTAAGCCTCCTGAGAATCCGCAATTTGCTCTTTACGCAGAGCATGACACATTGGAAGAGAAAGACGAGTTTAGTACCGACCATGGCACTTTCTGCTCTTATTTGATCAAGCGAGCAGTGATCAAAGATCCTTTGATTTTGTACACCAACTTTATGAAAATGGTAGAGATGGGCAAAGTCGAAGAAGCTGTGGTTGGTTACGCACCTGGTTTCGCGACAGTGTATAATACGAGAGAGGTCCTGTATAACATCCTAAACGAAGAGCAAATGATGGCGCATTCAGTCCTAACAAGGATTTACTTCAATTTGCGCAAATTCATGCGTACCAACGTGGGATTGGCTTGGGAACAATTTCGAGTGGATTCAATAGAACTAGACGGTTGGCTTGAGCCTCACGAGTTGAAGTCCCCAGAGTTTGAATCTGTCTTGGTCGAAAATGAAATAGGAGATCCTACTTACTACGAGCCTGCACCCATCACTGAAGAATATCATGTTGAAGATCATTTCGACTATGATGACCATGAGGCCTTAAGAGGGGGCAGTACACCT